GGGATGCATTGGAAGTTCAGTACACCGGCACCGACAAGATCGCCAGCGTCTGGGTGAACAATGACGGGGTGAACCTGCGGAGCATGAGTGCAGATGGAACGATCATCAAGTCAGAAGATACCTTTGGCAATAGCCCTACATTCTCAGCAATGGCAACGGCCCTGAACGCCAGGTCAGGCTGGACGGTGACGAACAAGGTGACTGCTGACGGTGAATCGGCTGACCTGCATCGATTGAATATCACTAACGCGAAGAGTAGCGCCGTGCGGCTTACCTGGCCCGAAGAGATCCTCGACGATTACATTGTGGACTTGGAGTCGGGGCAGGTTGAATACCATCACACCTTTGGAAATATCTGGCCTGATAGTTCGCAACGGTTCGGGCGTTCGTTTCAGACCATGATGGTGCATTACCGCGCAGGCTATGCGACCGTGCCTGAATCGCTACAGAACCTCACCGACATATGGGCGGCGCGGATGTTCCACCTGGGCCGCAAAGATCCTAACTTGAGATCGGAAAGCCTGGGCGATTATAGCTACACCTTGTCCGATCAACTGAACATGGACGATGAGATCCGCGATGCCTTGCGCCCGTGGGTCGATGTGCCGGTAAGTGCCGCATGATATGGCTACGCCACCAATCCATCTTCTAGACTCGTCCATCAATACCACCAGGGTAACGGTGACCAGGGATAGCGGCGGCAGTCCCATACAGACCTTCAATGCCAGCCTGTCCAGTGTCCCTGCACGCATTCAACAGGTAAGTGCTTCGGAAGCTCTGCGCTACGGCAGGGAATCTAATCGCAGGATGTGGAAGATATTTGTAGCAACCGGCCAGGACATTGTGGAGGAGGATCAAGTGACCTTCGTTGACTCGACCACCGGCAGCGATGTAACGCGCACGCTGCAAATCAATGAGATACGAAACCCGCAGCAAGCCGGGGTGATCATGGCAGTGATGTGCGAGGAGTCAGACTGATGGCCGTGAAGGTTGAATGGTATGGCGATGACTTCACCCGCAAGCTCGACAGAGCGCAGCGTGCTGCGTTGTCGCGGGTGGCCGTACACTTCCAAGGGCAAGTGAAGCGCATCTTTTCCAAGTATGGCACAGGAAAGTATGGCCCGCCAAGTCCTCCCGGCAAGCCGCCCGGCGTGCGAACGGGAACGCTTCGCCGGTCTATTCAGATTGATCGATCTAAGAACAAAGGCCCGAAGCCTATGATCCGCGTGGGCACCAATTTGGTATATGCCCCCGCTCATGAGTTTGGCTCGAAGGTCGGGAACTTGCCCATGCGCCCATTCATGCGACCGGCGTTTGATCGGTCCAAGCGCAAGATGGTGAAGATATACCAGGACAGTATCGCCAAGTTCATTAGGACGTTGAGTTAATGAGCCAGAAAGTAGTCACCGATGCGATCTATACGCAACTCGTTGCCGATCAATCGGCAGGGACATTCTACGCCGCGGTGAGTGGCCGCATATATCTGGGGCGTGGTTCGGATGATGCTGCACTTCCGCTTTGCGTTTACAGCGTGATAAGTGATGTGCAGGAGCATTACTTCGGCAACGACGATGATAGCGAGCTATCGATTCAGTTCGACATCTACGAAGACGTTCGGCTAGGCGCGGCAGTAATCCAGGGCCATGCGGACAAGTTGACAACTGCCCTGGCTAACAAGGCGCTCACACCTAGCGCGACATACGCAAAGATTCACGTTCGGATGATGGATCGCGGAACATTAACTATTGAAGAGGATGCATACAGGATAAGTAGTGACTGGCAGGTTCTGGCCTCGTAAGGACATGGGGCCGCCACTGAAAGGATTCTATCATGGCAGTAAAGACGATTCATGGAATAGGTGGCGGCGTAACGCTTCCAACCGGCCTCCACCTTAAGGTTGATGGATGGAGCGCGACCTATAGCAATCCATCCGTAGACGATACCGGATTCACAGACGGCGGCTTCTTAAGCCGATCATCAGCCGGTAGCGTTTCAATGGACGGCACCTTCACCGGCACGGGCGAATTTGATGCAAGCGCCAAGGCTCCAATTCCAGACGCTGCGGCAGATGGTAGCGTGATGGCATTGCACGATCTGGACACTGCATTCAAGGCCACCCTGGTTCTGACCGCTACAACTGGATGCTACTACACATTCACTGCGCTGGTGACTTCTATGGCTTTCGACCGGCCCAATGTGGGCAAGCTATCTATCACGGTGACGTTTGAATCTGTCGGGCCAATAGCTCAGACATGGGACGAATCGTAATGAGTAACCTGATGAATGACGCGAATGCCCCGGTGGTCTTTCAAGGCCAGGAATACGGTGCGCTCACCATGCAAGACGCTGCACGGTTAGGTGCGGCAATCCCTATCGCAGATGAAGCGAAGGCGTTGCTCGATATTGCGGACATTCTGAAGTTTGCGCGGTCGCCTAGAGGTATCCCGTTAGCAATAAAGATCGCAGCAGAAAAGACCGGGGTGACCATGAATGGGATGTCCACCGGGGACCAGATAAGTTTGGTCATGTTACTGATCGCAAGATTCTACGGCGTGGAAGAGGACGATAGCGAGGTGGAGGACAGCCCTGACCCTTTATCGCTGACTGGGGAGAAATAGCCGCACTGCTGCGGTGGTTCTATAGCGTGAACCCGTGGAGCCTTAGCTTCTATCAATGGACGAAAATGTTGTCAGAGATGCCGTACATCATGCAAATGGAAAAGGGTGAAGTCAGTCACACCATGCTGGCACAGAGAATGGCTAGGAAAAAGCGATGGCAAGGAAAGAAGTTGGAAAATTAAACGTCAGTATTGAAGGCGACCACTCCAAGTTGTCTAAGGTCTTGAAAGAAGCCGAGAGCAAGGTCAAGCAGACCGGCAAGGTGATCGAGAAGGAGTCCAAGCTAGATGTCTTCAACGCGCAGATGCAGAAGGCTCTTGGCGCTTTCGCGGTTATGGAGTTCGGTTTGCGTGGAGTGACGGCAGGCGTCAAGGCTTACGGGGATGCAATCGAGCAAGGCGCAACCAAGACCCAGGCATTAGTTAAGGGAATCGATTCTTTGGTGTCGGCGATCCCCGTTCTGGGTACAGCATTCGCTGCGGGTAAAGCGATAAGCGAGGAGTTCCTTGTCCCGCAAGTCGAGAAAATGTTCGGCGCGGTGGCTGGCAAAGGCCCGACTTCCAAGCAGGTCCGCGATTCCGAGTTTAGAAAACAGTTTAGGAGGAAATCAGAAGCAACGGCCTCGCAGTTCATGGACAGGGCATTCATTGCAAATCCTAACTTGACGGCTAAGGACCGGGCTGTCTTTGCTCGCGACAAAGAGTTGGCAGTGATGGCGAAAAAGCGAGAAGCATTCGGGCAGGAGCTTGCAGACCGGGGCGAGGCAATGGAAACATGGGGCGCGCCGGTCATGGAGGAGATGGCCCAGGCGATCAGGGATCTTGCGGCTCAGCCTTTGATTGCAATAGAAAAGCAAACAAAAGAAATAGCATCGGCAGAAGCGAAGCCATCGGGTGTGCAGCGAGCGATGGAAGCGCAGCGGAATAGGCATATCGAAGCGCAGAACAAAATGTTCTTCGGTGGGTTTGGTAAGGAAGCAAAGCCTGACCAGATAAGCCGTGGGGCATTCTCTAAAGCGATAAGCGCTTTCCAAGTAGCTGGACGGCCAGGGGAAGACAGGATTCAACTTAACCAGTTGGATGTCTTGAAAGGCATACAAAAGAATACGGCAGACCAATCTGCGCGTGGGCTACTAATGTAATGGCAATCACTGTAAAGAAAATCGTTGAAGCCACCACCGCGGCAGAAACGGAGAATGGCTGGGTAGCCAGCGACTTTTACCTGGTGAGCGGCATCGCTGCTCCCGCCAAATGCAGTTACCTCGCAACTATCAACGTGCCTGCCGCCATCGGCCAGCCGCACAATTTCATCCCCGGCACTAACTGCATCAGTCGCGGGGTTCATGAGATCCACGGCACGGGCGAAAAGGTTACGGTGCGAGTTGATTACGGAAGGCCGGGCGGTGGTGGAACTCCTAAAGATGCCGGTCCAGGGGGAGTCGGTGGTGCAGCAGTTTTACAGACTGGCTCGCAGGTTGAATCAGTAACTAGCAACAAGTCGATAAAGGAGGACGGCACGCTGGGCGGCATTATACTTGTAGCCTTTAAGCCTGATGGCAATACGGCAAGCCATCATTCGCCGGGGGTTGGCGAAGTCGCGGTCGCAA